ACGGCAGCGGCCGCAGCTAACGCAGCCACAGAGAAGCAAGCCTGGAAAAGATAGACAAACCGAAAAGATCCGAAACAGTACCCATCACACATAAGCACATCGAGTGTATGGAGCACCCTAATCGTCACTACTCCAAATCCGGCGACGGTGCGTAAGAGCAGTTTAGAGGTTCTGGAAAAACGAACATTGCAGGCGAGAAAACAAATCATATGGTTTACGCCATCGAACTATCACCAACCTACGTGGATGTAGCCGTAAAACGCTGGCAGGACTTCACAGGGCAGGAAGCAACGCTTGAATCTACTGGCCAAACCTTCAACAGTCTATGATCCCCCGCCGCCTCGTATCCGTGCGCGAGTTTGCCCGCAACGTGCAGATCAGCGACACCGCAGTACACAAGATGTTCGCCAACGGCACACTACCGGAGCAGTGCAAGGTCGTGCCGGAGGGGAAATCTACGTACAAAATCGACTTCGACATGGCGATGGCGGCATTCGTGGCGGCTGGCGGTGCGCCGAAATCGACGGACTACGAAGGCGGGCCACGGAGTAACCGCCCCATGGACGAAGCTCCCCGCGACACCGTGGAGCTGCCCCAGGCGAATACGAAGCGCATGAAGGAGGCCGAGGCGGCGTTGAAGGTCGGGTTGCTGAAGCAGAAGCTTGACACCAACGCAGGCCGGCTTGTTGAACGCCGGGCCGTGGACATGGAAATCTTTGCAGCCGGGCGGTACATCCGCGACCGGGTGCAGGAACTGCCAGACACGGCGATAGATGATGTGCTGGCGGTCGCTGAGGATCGGCACGCCGCGCGGCTGGCCCTGAAGCGGCACGTTGACAAACTGCTGCACGAAATCGCTAAACGCCTGGAAAAGTATGTCGCTAATTAAATCGTTCCTTCGCGGGCTGACCCCGCAGCGTGAAATCTCGCTGGCCGATTGGGGCGATGCGCACCGCTGGCTCACCAGCGAGGCAAGCGCAGAGCCGGGGCCGTACCGCATCGCACGAATGCCGTACCTGCGGGGGATTGCCGAGGCACTATCTACACATTCCAGCTATCAGGAGGTTGTGGTGATGAAGGGCGCACAGCTGGGCCTTACGGAACTGGGTAACAACTGGCTGGGCTATTTGATTACCGAAGCCCCTGCGCCTATTCTGATGGCCATGCCGACCGAGGACACCGTGAAGCGAAACGTGAAGATCCGCATCAACCCCATGATCGAATCTACGGAGGTGCTGGCAGAACTTATGCCGCCGTCGCGGGTGCGTGACAGCGGAAACAACCTGCTGGAAAAGAAGTTTCCCGGCGGCATGCTGATGATGGTCGGCGCCAATTCGCCCGCCGGGCTTCGCTCGGTCCCGGTGCGGTTCATCATGCTTGACGAGGTGGACGGATACCCCAACGACGCGGGCGGGGAGGGTAGCCCTATCGAACTGGCCAGGGCGCGTACAAGGACATACGCCAAAAAGAAGAAAATCTACATCATTTCGACGCCCACCACGAAGGGCAGCAGCGCGATAGAGCGGGAATTTGAAACGACTGACCAGCGGTATTTCTTTGTGCCGTGCCCTGAGTGCGGTACTGTGCAGACGCTGGAATTTGAGCAGTTGCGCTGGGAGCCAGGGCAGCACGAAACGGTGCAGTACGAGTGCGCGCATTGCCGGGTGCTGATCCCTGAGCGGAAGAAAACCGTAATGCTGAATCAGGGGCAATGGCAGGCCACAGTGGAGGACAACGTCACGCCGGGAAAAATTGGGTTTCATATCAACTCGCTATACAGCCCCTATGGTATGTATTCCTGGGCAGAAATTGCCCGCAAATGGGACGAAATACAGGGAAAACATGAAGAAATGAAGACGTTTTTCAACACGGTTTTGGGCAAAACGTGGGAGACACAGGGCGAAGTTCCTGAGTGGGAGCGGTTGTATGAGCGCCGGGAGAACTACCAACTGAACCGTCCGGCGCAGGAAGTGTACTTCATCACCGCCGGGGTTGACGTGCAGGCCGACCGTTTGGAGGTGCAGATTGTTGGCTGGGGCAAACGCAAGCGGTCCTGGGTGATAGACTACCGGGTGATCCTGGGAGATACCGCCGCGTTGGAGGTCTGGGATAAACTGGCGCTGATCGTGCGCGAAACGTGGGAGCGCGAAGACGGCGTAGTGCTTCCAATGCGCATGATGTGCGTGGACGCAGGGTACAACACGCCCCACGTGTACACGTTCTGCCAGCGGTTCGCCGCTGACCAGGTTGTGCCCGTGAAGGGACAGGACAAACAGGGCGTAATGCTCTCCAGTCCGCGCCCGGTCCACATCCGCAAGGACGGCAAGCCCGTGAAGGTCGGGGCGCTGAAGCTGTGGAACGTGGGCGTATCGCTGTTGAAATCGGAGCTTTACGGTTGGCTGCGGCTCACAAACACCGCCGATGCGGAACCGGACGGGTATTGCCATTTCCCGATGCTGGATGCCGCGTTTTTCCGTGGTATAACCGCTGAAACGCTGGAGTTCAAGCTGGTGCGCGGGTTCAAACAGTACGCCTGGATGAAGAAGTACAAGGCAAACGAGCCGCTGGATACCCGGAATTACGCCCGCGCCGCTGCGGAAATAGTGGGGATTTCTCGGTTCACAGATGCGCACTACGAAGCGATGCTGGGGCAGTATTCACGCCGCGAACGTGCTGAAAATAAACAGGTTAGCCGGAAAACGGAACCGGATAGCGACGGGTTCTGGTCGGGGTGGTGAGAGGCGCGGCGAAAAAAAAGTGAGAAACATTTGTTACGTTTGTAACCAACGTAAGGAAATAGCCGTATATTTGTACCAGAGAACGGCACGGAGCCGCCTCGGCCAACAACAAAACTTTACGATCATGTACGCAGTTATCACCTACATCGCCAACTACTTCACAAGCGAACCACGCCTCCGCTGCAAAACGGTATCCGCTGAAAACCTTGACGAAGCAATTGCTATTGCTAACCAGGAATTCCGCATTGAAGCCCCATGCGACCTGCCACGTATCGCAGGCATAAAAAAGGGAATGGATGTAACCACGTGGAGCGAGGTGCAGATGTTCCGCTTCGCTGGCGATGCCCGCGAATACAGAAAGTGCATAGAAACCCCTCGTAAGTGGGTGCGCAATGACAGCAAGGGGCTGTTTATCTTGGCCCCGAAAAATAGCAAAACCATCAAAGCGTTGGCAGCCATGCCCGCCAGAGTGATGCCCCACTCCAGCACGCACGTTCGGATTGTGGTCAATCCCCACGAATGGAGCGATGCAGAAATGCACCCCCGTAAATTTCAGGCTGATATTCTGAAATACGCATAATTTGTTCTTTCGTATCGTTTTGTTGCCCTGGCCGCTTCGGCGGTCGGGGCAGCAACCCGGCCAATAACCAGACAGACCATGGACTACTCAGAATTTTTCCAACAGGCGGCCATTGCGTGCCTTGCGCCCCTTAGCGTGGCCGACAAATGCCACCCGAAACACGGCGCGGCCCTCGCCGCAGAGTACGCTGAAGCCCTTGCCGACGAGCTGGTAAAACGGGGCCACTTGCAGCCGCCAGTGAAGCGCGTTCAGGCAGAACCCGAACCACTGCCAGAAGCTCGCAAGGAAATCACCACCGCTGATCTGCAGCCTGGGGCGCAAGTGTCCATTCAGTTTGACTATACCTATTACATAACCAAGGTGAAGGATGGCATTCTTTATTGGAATACGCCGGGCGTCGGCGGTGGGTATGAGCCTGTTGAGCAGTTTCTTGATGCAATGAACAAGAAAAACGCTACCGTGGCACCACCCGCCGAGCCGGAGCAATTTGCCGATATAATGATACGGGGGTCAATTCGGGAAAAACCAATTTTGGGCATTGATCCCGACCAGCACGCCCTGCCAGAACCCGCCACCGCCACCACCTGCGCCTCCTGCCTGCACTTCCAGCCGGGCGACGTGTGCAGCAAACACGACATCACGACGACGTACGATTACACGTGCCCATCCCACGAGTAACCGCCGACGGAGGCGGTCGTTCTTTACAGCGTTCTTTATTCGCCGAAATGGAGTACCGGACGGGGCTGAATCTAAGCAAAACGCTTATGATAGTAGAACAACCCCGTTGGCAGCGGCCCATTATCGGCCCCATCTGAACCGCGCGGCAAGCGATGGCGCGCTGACAAGGGGGCGACATGACAGCACCGCCCGGTTCAAATTTTTTTTGCCAGTTCCGAAAACATTCGTAGCTTGCTGCCCACAAGTCTTTTCATTCAGTTTTATTCACATGAGAGCATTCCTTTTTTCCCTGATTTCGCTGCTGTTCCTGCTCTTCGTGGGGATGCAGTCGTTGAGCGCCGCCCGGCCTGACTATGACGACGGACCGCGCATCGAGAACGTAGTGCAGATCGAATACGTTATGCCCTGCGTGACCGTCGCTGCCCCCTTTGTGGCCATCCCGGACGCTCCCGTGCAGGTCACGGCAACGCCCTACCAGTCTAAGCAGATCACCGCCTGGTACGCGGAACGGCACATGAAGCCGGGTAATCGCCCTGGGGCCGCCTACACGATCTACTGCAACCGTTCCCTTTACGCCCTCCACGGCAAGCCGCCTTACGCTGACAGCTGGTCAAGAGCGTCGTAATGGGGCCCACACTCACAGATGAAACCCTGCCTCACCGCAGGGTTTTTTTATTGCCAAAATCGTCGTAGCTTGGCCGCATGAAAAATTATGTACAGCCGGGCAACGCGATCAGGCTGATCGCACCCGCAGGCGGCGTTGTTTCTGGCCGCCCTTACGCAATCGGTGGCATTACGGGAATCGCCACAGAAACAGAAATCGAAGGGGGCAGCTTTGAGCTGGCCCGCGAAGGTGTTTACGCCGTCGAAAAAGACGCTTCTGAGTTCGCCCCCGGTGATGCCGTGTATGCCCTCAACCGCGCAGCCACCAG